AGTGTCTGCATCCATTACGATCTTATCGTCATCTGAACCATCAGCATAAAATTGTTTAGCACTTACAGTAGCTGGAGCATCTTTATCCCAAATAAGTAGATTAGAAGCATCGCTGTAACCTTCAGTTACCGCAGAAGCATCAAGGCTAAATGTACCTGTAAATGTAGTTCCAATAATGAAACGATAGTTTAAGCCAGAAGAAGCTGTAGGTAATGTTACTACAACACCTGCGGCTCTATTTAAAGTAAAGATAGAACCAGATTGTGCTTCTGTTACTGTGTATGTAGCAGTTGTAATATCAGCTACATTTTTGTCACCAGTAATAGTACCTGTAGTTGAGAGATTACCACTTGAGTCTATATCTAAAACTGTAGTGATAGCTCCTGTTGTTGAGTTTTTAGTGATCTGTTCAAAACCACCTTCGGACCTAACTGGTCCTTTAAAAGTTGTATTCGCCATTTTATATACCCTCCATTGGGTAATACTTTATCGTCTAGGCTTGTCTGCTAGGGCAGTCGATAAAGAGATTTATCCCTAGAAAAAAGAGAGTCCTGAGTCAACAACCACATTTTTGCTTAAGGTGTAGTTATATAGTGAGTGATGTGACTAGGACTCTCAATGTTACTTACGAACTACCAGGTGATCCCCAAATACCAAGTGGATCAGATACTCCGAATGAATATCTTTCTCTAGCTTTGTATCTAACGTTACCTGTATCAAAGTCACCATCCATGCTTGTAGCCATAGGTGCGCGGACAAAGTGTTTCATACCATCAGGAACATCAGTAATGATAAAGAAGGCATTAGTATCAGTTAAGTAATTGTTAACTGAGAAACCTTCTGGAATCACACCATTGCTCTTAACAGCATTGATATCATTGTCAGCAGTTCCGACTCTGTATTCGCTTTCTAGCAAACGAGTAGCAGTAAATTGAAGAGCAGAAGGTACGATCAATTTTCTTGGTCGTGCCGCAATCTTCAATCCTCTTTCATCAGTCCAGCCACCAATTTGAATTACAGCATCTTCTAAAGATGTTTCATTCAAGTCAGCCGCAGTTGATGGTCTGTTAGAGTTTTTACCACCACTTACTAATGGATGTCCATCACCACCAGTAACACCATCTCCAGAAGCTGTGAATAGGTTTACACCATCACCGCCTTGAAAGCTGTTAGTGAATCCATTGTTAAGTGGGAAAACCGCTTTAACTTGTTTTGTGTAAGACATAGCACGAGCTAATGCTTTAGTGTAACGAGCAGAAAGTGAAACGTATAGATTATCTTCCATAGCTTCTTCTGTAATCGCATATCCCATTGCAATAGTTTCGTGGGTGTAACGCGCCACAAAAGATTCTTGAGCAGTATCATAACTGATAGCCGCACCTTCATCTTTTACTGGAGCCGCACCAAATCCAGACAATTTGAGTTCTTCCTCGAATGATCTCTCAGAGTTCTCAGATGTGTAGATTTCTTCGTGTTGATTTTCGTAGTTTGTGTACTCATCTCCAAACAAGGCATTTAGACCTGGTAGGAGCTGTTTTAGTTCTTGCGCTCTTGAAATAGCCATTAAACTATTCTCCTATATTATTAGCCAATACCTGTTGCGTTGAGCAACTGATGACCTACGTTAAAAGTTACCAATACATCTGTGTAAGCATCACCTACAGCACTATCTGGACCATCAACAAAGTCAACGATTTTAAGAGGTAGTGTGTTAGTTGTTGCTACAGTAGATATATCGACTGCGTTTTTACTTCTTCCAAAAGAAGTTGATCCTGCTGTTTGCACTACTGCGCAGTTTTTACCAAGATCGTCTTGGTCTGCCGCGCCATCGCATTGCATTTGCATTATCAAATATGGATCGCTTGCCACATACGCAACAATATCGTCAGCCGCAGTTGAGGCTGGAAAATATTGATTCGGTGTGAATTGTCCTGTTGCTGGGTCAGTATATGCGCATCCCATAAATACACCAATCGGAGTACAAGCAGTTGTGCCTGTATCTTTCTGAATAGTTGTATTTGGGTTATCGTCACCCCATTTTACAAAATCACCAAAAAATATTGATGTGCCATAAGCATTTTTAATTTTGTAATGAGTAACTTTAGCATTGTATGCGCACGAAACTAATGAACCAACAGGTACTGCTCCGTGTGGAGTTGCACTAGTTGACATAATAATCTCCTGTCAAAAAATTTAAAAGTTAAGTAATTCTTATGAATCACTCCCAAATGATGTTCTAGATTTGCGTTCAAAGACTTGCTTTGTAGCCATTCTAGAGTCTTGATCTTTAAAGTATGCGTTGTCTACAGATTCCATCTGGTTCTGAGCCATTTTAGTAAAATGGTCAGTACGAGCTTCCGCACGTTTTTTTGGCATCTTGCATAATAACTGTCCACCAATTTCTACATTGCCTTTCTTTGCCCAATCTGAATTATAATCCATTGTGTGGATTTGTAGTTCTGGATGATCTTCCAATTTACATGGTTCCCATCCTTCACGGAATTTTCTAGACACATTAGGGTTATCTGCTTTACCTAATAAAGAAGTTCTAATATATCTAAAAACCCATCCATCTTGAGGAATTGGACTAGGTAGATTTGCTGGAGTATCCCAACTTTCTATTCTTTGATCAGCTTCTCGGCTGTCTAAACCTCTAGGGTCACGCTCTTGTATTGCAGGTTGTTCTACATCAGATGTTCTTTCCAATGTTTGTGACTTATTATCATTAATATCTGACATATTAACTCTCCTGTATGAGTTGGTTTGCGTACTGTTCAGGCGATATACCAAGTTGTTTGGCGATCCTAACTTGTGTCTGAGTCAGTCGTATTGATCTAGGTTTTTTACCAGTAGACCTAGTTGCTGGTGCAACAACGTTTGATGGTTGTCGTTTTGGTGCTTCTTCATGCTGAACTGGTTGCTCTATAGGAGCTACTGGTTCTTGTGAAGCTACACCGAAAAATTGTGGATACTGTTTTTTCATTTCTACATCAACAGCATCATAATATTCTTTAGCTTGTGTTGCAGGGTCAACACCTTGATTTCTTAATCTTTTATCTATGACTAATGCAAAAGCTGTCATTTCAGAATGATCTGCATTTGAATTGTTCATAAACCATGTATTCTTTTTAGACCAAGCTTCCATATCTGGATCAAGTTTTTGCTGTGTAATATCAGGAACAGGCATATTATCTACTACTTGCTTCTGTATTGACTGAGCATAATTAGATGCTTGTTGCTCTGCCATAGTAGCTTTAGCAAGTGTTTCTTGTGCTTGTGCCATTTGATCAGCATCGCCTTCATCATAAGCTTTCTTAAACTGAGCTTGAGCATTTTGTTTTGCCCATTGTGCATTGTTTAATGCTTGCGTATTGAGAGCTTCTCCACCCTTATCTACCATAGCTTTAAGTCTTTCATTCTCAGCCATCATAGTTTTTAATCTGTTTACAGCTTCATTGCTTTCTCTTAAAGCGGCTTCTTTAGCTCTACGCTCTTCGTGATATTCGTATTTAATCTTATTAATACGATCACCAGCTCTTTTACTGTAATCTGATATTTCTTTATCTACAGTTTCATCATCTACTGGTTGCTCTGCTGTTTCTTGTTTTGGAGGTCTTTGATCTTCTTCTGGTCTGTCATCTACAACTTCTACCGATAAATCTGGATTTGGTTCTCCAATAACTGTCTTAACTCCAAAGAACTTATCTTCATTAGATTGTGAAGTTTCTACTTCCATGTTATCTATTAGATCGTCTGCTTTTACTTCCTGATTACTCTCACTCATGCTCTCACCACTCCTGTAGGATCATCGACAACTGCTTCCACAGTATCATCATTAATTAAACGGAACTCATGCCCATACATCTTAATGCGAGTACCAGAATAAGCTCTAAATATTACCCAATCTCCAGCTTTGCACCAAGCTCCACTTGGGAATCTTCTTTCGTCATTGTAGCAATCTGGACCTAGCTTCATTACATATCCAGCTATATTAGCTGTATCTTCTAAATCTCTTGTTTGAGCCGCTTTGATAATACCACCATCAGTCTTTTCTTTTGATTTGGGCATAGCTACTAAAACTTTCCATCCTTTAGGTTCTGGAAGTTGTTGCTTAGTATCTAGCTCCATTGGTGGTTCTTCTTTAGGAATTTTCTTTACTTTTGCTGTCATATTGTATGCACGACTTTAAGGGTCGAGTCCTTATTGTTTTAAATGCTTTTCAATCCAATCTAATACTTCTCTTTCTGCGAGAGCTAAACCCTCGATAACTCCAGCCATTTTTTGATATTCGCCAAAGTCTTTACACGCTCCTGTTGCCATGTGATCAGCGTGTTGATTCATTGTTTCTCTTAATCTTCCTTTTAGGAAAACTGAAAGTGATTGCTGTTCGATATCATTATTCATTCTTATTGATATCTTTTGCTATATCAATACCAATGTCAAGACCTTTCATATAATCTTCTCGTTCTGCTTTTTTATCTAATTGATCGTTTGCAAGCAGATCACTAGCAATTTGCTGTCCTACTTTTAATCCAGCTAATTCTTCTTGAGAAGCTATTCGTTTTTCTTCAAGCTCTTTATTTGCTTTAGCTTTAGCCGCATCAAGTAGTATTCTAGCTTGACCTTCATCAACTTTTCTTTGTACCTCAGATTGTTTAATAGCAAGCTCTTGTTGTTTCGCTTGTATTAATGGGTCTTGCTGTTGCTGTTGTATCCTTTGTTGCTCTGCTTGCGCTTGAGATGTCATTGTAACCCTCTTAGCCGCTTCTGCTACAAGCTCTGATATTCTCTTCTCAACATCAGCAGGTATTGGCTCACCTTCTGGTGGCAACTCAATACCCATTTCCATTTCAACTTGTTTTCTAAACTTCATAGTTAGATGTTCGTTTACATAAGCAGAAGCCGCGGCTTGTATCGCTTGAGCATTAGGTGACTGTTGCAACAACTGTTGTACCTCTGGATTCTGTTGAGCAGAAGATACAGTCTGTATATGTGCATCATGGTCTTGAGTAATAAACGCTTTAACTGGTTTACCATTAATAAGATTAGATACCGCGCTGATAGGATCAACTGGTTTAATATCATCATCTAATGGAACTATATCTTCTACGTCTTTAATACCTAATACTTCTAGCATTTGTCTATGCAATTCTGGCAAGTTATACATTTGTGGTGCTGTTGTAGCAAGTTGCATTGCCGCTTGGTATTGCATAATACGTTGCGCCATTGTTGAAGCATTTGGATCAGATACAGGTATTACATCTACTCTGTCATCAAAGTCATCTGCTTTAATTGTTTCTTCTTCATCTGTTTCATATGGATATGCAGGATCAGTAAAGTCTTTAACAATACTAACTAAGATATCAAATTCTTTACGCATTGAAGCATGAAGCCTAGCTTGTACTGCTGTCTGTACTTTCATGTTTCTTTCAAGCAAAGCAAGTGTTGTACCTACTGGAGCTTGATTATTCATGTCAGATACTTTCATATCAGATATGCTTGCAAATCGCCTGCCTTCTTCTACTATGTTTTGTAGTAGCTGGTAAAGAGTTGCTGATGGTTCTTTATAAGGTAGGAAGGTAATATTATCTCTAATAGCACCTCCTGGTACATCAACATCTCTAAATTCTCCAGGCATGATAGGAGTATCATCTCCTTTGATTCTAAGACCTCTAGCCTTTAAACCACCTGGTAAGTTAGATAGTGTTCCTGCATCTACTAACTGTCTTAATAAACTGGTAGCTGATTTAGCTAAACCACCAATCATATGTATCAATCCAAAGCCATAGAAACCTATACCTGGTAGGTATTGATAGTGAACAAAGTGTGTTCTTCTTACTTTTTGTGGATCATCTTCGTAATAGTTTCTACGAATACTAAGTATAATACCGCTAGGAAAGTCTAGTGTTACTACATAAGGTAACGCTATACCTGTTTCATTTCCTTGATCATCTTTATCTTCAAACCCTTCTAGGTCAAGATCAACTTGCATTTCAAGTAATACATGACGATTATCTAGATTGTAAGTATCTACCTCACCTGTCATCTCATCATATTTCTTAGCAATATCTGAGTATTCTTTAGTGCCAGAAGGTAAATCAATGTCTTTGTAAAATCCGCTAACCTGCATCTTTCTTACATCATTAGAAGATTTCTTCATAACATGAGTAGCACGTTCACAAGTATCTATATCACTAGCACCATAGTTTACAATTACATCTTCTGCTGGAATAAAGATAGAGCAAGGTCTACCTAGTGTTGGATCATAATATACTTTTCTAAATGCAGAACCTGCTAATGGAAGAGAGAACAACATCTTTTCTGTTTCAGTTCTGTACTCTTTCATTTCGTGAGTAAGAAGATAGTTTAAATAATCTTGTACTCTTTCTGCTTGCCTTGTTTTGTCTACAGTATCTTTACCAACAATCTTAGTCCTTACTGGACCTTGTGCTGGAAACATTTCAGAAATTGCCTGAGATTGAAAACGTATAACTGCTTCACTCATCATTGGGTGGAATACACCACAAGCACCTGCCCACGGCTCTGTTCTATCTTCAAACTTCAAACCTAGTTGATCTAAGCCTTTAGTATAAGTTTCTTCCCATTCAGCTCTACTCTCTTTATCACCTGTATAGGCATCAATAAGTTCTTTACCTATAGAGTTTAGATCATTGTCATCTATAAACTCTGCTAAGTTAGAATTAAAATCAGACTCACCCATCTCTGTAGCATTAGGATCAAAATCTATTATTACACCACCATCTTCTGTTTCTATAGCAACAGACTCAGGATTCTCAATTGCTATTGAGATTTCTTCTTCTTGCTCTTGTTCTATTGTACCTTCTACAGGAGTAGCTGGTTTTCTCTCTATAGCCATATTAAGTCCTAATGTATTGTTCTATTTTCAGTATCAATATCGTGAAAGAACTCATGTTCCATTACTACTTTCTCAAGTTCTTCTTCAATATTTTGATCGAATTTGTGTATATCAGTAAGAACACCTGAAACAGTTAATCCATGAATGTCTGCTATCTGAGTAGCTTCTTTCCAATCAGTTGCATGAATATTTGGTCCAGCAAACTGATCTCCTTCAAATTCATACGTTGTTAAATATATTTTCATCAATAGTATGCCGCTATTCTATTATGCTCTAAAGGCTCATCTTCCTCATCAGAATCAATGGGTATAAAACCACCTTGCCTAAATCTTAACAAAGCTTGCGTAGTGCTATCAACTAAATCGTCATGTTCCATATTAGGGAAACCAGCAAACTCTTCGATAACTTCTTCCGCCCATCTAGTAGCAGGAGCATATACAACACCTGATGCAAATAAATCTGATACTGCATTTACTCTTGATATCTTGTCATTACCACGACTCGGTGTGTATTCTTGAACAGGTATTCCCATTTGCCTTAACTCAAAGATCAATGGTAATCCAGCCGCTTTAGCCTCTACAATAAAAGCATCTGGTTTGTATTGGTTATACATTTCAAATGCTTTTTTCTTTAGATCAGGAAATTCAAGTCTTTCTTTGTAAGCATCCAGTAGTATCAAGTGTGGTACTACTAAACCCTCATGTGCATCTTCTTTGTAAAAAACTCCCCATGTAGTGCAAGCAGAATAGTCAGAACGTTGTGTTTTAAGAAAAGCTGTATCCCAGCTTTGGATAACAAACTCACAATGAGGTGGGTGTGTGCTTTCCCAAGACTGCCACCACTCACGTTTAACTAACGCACCTTCTTCTGAGGTAGGGTCTTGCTGATACTGAGCCATCCACTTACTGTTAGGTAGTTCAGCTCTTAATGCTTCAAGTTCTTCCATCTTCCAGAACTCTGCCCAAAGAGGATTCCCTGATGGCATGATTGCAGGAAGTTCTATGACTTCCCATTCATCTGCACCGCCACGCTTTATGCTTGCATCTACTACCTGACCTGTTAGGTCTTTGTTATGCCATCGTGTCATTACAACTACGATAGCACCTCCAGGTTGTAAACGCTGACGAGGACCAGATGTGTACCACTCATATGTTCGGTTGAAAACATTAATATCTGCGCTTGCGCCTTCTTGTTCAGAGTGGGGGTCATCAATGATAAGAAGATCAGCACCTTTACCTGTTACTGCACCGCCAACACCGATAGCGAAATACTCGCCACCTTTGTTTGTGTTCCATCTACCTGCCGCCTTGCTATCCGATTGCAAACTGACATCAGGGAAAATATCTTTAAAATCTTTACTCCCTACTAAGTTTCTTACCTTCCTACCAAATCCTACAGCGAGTTCTGCTGTGTGAGCAGTCTGAATTATCTTCTTTTCAGGAAACTGTCCTAAGAACCACGCAGGTAACAAATAAGAAGCGAACTCACTCTTGGTATGTCGTGGTGGCATATTGATGATTAAACGCTTTAAATCGCCTCTAGCGACTCTCTCAAACGCATCAGCCATAATCTCATGGTGTTTCCCATGTATAAAAGCCGCCCACATCTCTTTTACAAAGGGCATGAACTCTGACTGAGCTTTCTCAGTACGCACAGCATCACTAAGTTCACTAATCATACTAGCGAACTGATCTCTATACTCAGGGGGTAGTTGTTGTATCTTTCTTAATACGGATTTATTCATAAAATTTCTAGCCAGTTGCATATATACTAAGTAAACACTACTAAATATTACTAATATCTATATTTAAAATCCTTACTAGGTAGTCTATATTAAGTTAATAGAGAAATACTAAGTAATAATACTGGCTAGATTGTAACAAATTACCACTCTTCACAGAAAAATCAACAAAAAACTGCAAAAAATTTTGTAAACACTAGGAATCCTACCCCTTTTTCTAGAAAAAAAATATATTTTGCGCAAAAAAGCTATCATTTTGCTATATATAATAGGGGGGGTATCAAAAAATAGATCATAAAACGAGCAAATCACTATGTATGTATGTATGTCAGGTAACGCAATCCTATTTTGGGGGGTGGGGTCGATTTATTTCTCGGATAATTGTTTCTGTTTTTCTGGGATTTCTGGGTTATTGTTTAATAGCTCATCTAACTGGTTCTCTATATCTTCCATTATCTGGCTACTGCTCTTCCTAGTGTCCTCTATTACAACGTCACTAAACATAGCGATAGATTTACCCAGTAAAGATAGAGCAGAAATGCGAGCGTTATCACTTTCTGCCTCCTTAGATTCTTTCATAAGCTGATTGATAACGTACTCTTTCATTCGACTAGCTGTGGCTACTGTAGATGCTTCTTTTGCCTTTAATGCCTTAGATAGAGCTAGGGCGAACTTAGGGCTACTGATAACCTTGCTACAATCGACATGATGATGCTTTAAAGGTTTATTAGTCTTAGGATCAGGGCTAACATCATATACCTTCATATAGCATTCTATTTGACTACCTAACTTACCCTTTACCAATTCATTCAATAATCGCCTTTGTTTAAGCGTTAATCCGTCCTTGTCTATTACCTTTAAATCAGGTTTCTTTATTTTTTTGCTCATTTTGCTCTCTCTAAGTTATTGATATATTTAAGTTTGTATACTTTTAACTGCAATTTTTGCGGAAACTGCGGTAAAAACTCATGTAAACCATAACAAAAGGTAAAAAATATTCATATGCTCGCATACTGCTATCAGTAAGCGATTGAGCCATATTCAGGTATGAAGTCTAAAGGATTGATGATTTCAATATGTTGACATGATTCCCTATATAAATGACTATGAATGCTCAATTCATATATAGGAGATTTTATAGAGATATTAATTAATACAATTTGCAAGGTTACTTGGACTTGCTGAGGTTTTTAGATTTCCTTATCACTCATAATCTAAAAGGTGCTATCACAGACCTTTCATCCAAGAGGCAGTATGGGTGTTCCAAAAACTGACCCTTAACGGCAAAGTAATGTCGGATTACGGCGAATGAACATCAATCGTAAGTACAGGTTAAAAGAATCGTGGAAGTCGATCCCTATACACCCAATGCTAGTATGTCCTCGAATTAACGAGCTGAATGAGAATCCTTAGAT